CTTTATTTGTCGCACTGGCCCGCTCGACGATAAACTTAAATGCCGTGCCATCGCTTGACATATGGTCAATCGCTTGGGTTTCGCGCCAGCCCGCTTGCGTCTTAAGGTAGAAGATCGCCGCCGTCATGTTGCCTTCGCGCGCTTGCTGAATCAGCCCTTGCGCCACTGCGCCAATGGCCTTGGCCTTGCCCCTTTTATACCGCTCAGAAATGTCGGGGTCGCGTTCGATCATCGCCGCAAACGTGTTGCGGGCAATGCCGAAATAATCTGCAATCTGCTCTTGCGACAGATAGGCAGCCAGCGCCTCAACCTGGGCGCGCTGTTCATCGTTCAATGTTTTGGCCGGGCGGCCAGCTTTTCCATTAGCCATGTCAAAACTCTTGTTGCCGTTTAGGTTAGTGCGTTTAGATTGTTTGTGGAGGATGAAAACATGACCAACCTTGATTCACATCAAACGCACTGCCTGACCAATGCGGCGTATTTTACCGCAGTTCGCGGTCGCAATCCAGCCAATCGCCTTCGCGTTGAATTTTCCAACATTGAAGATGCTAAGGCTTACGGTGCCAGCTTTGGCGATGGCCGCACCATGATTTATGCCGTTACAGATCGCGGGCAAGCCGATCACATCATGAACTCATGATCTTGCGATGCTTTTCCCGAATAATTTTCGGGCAACACCGATCATAATCGACAATGTGATGTAGGCGCTTTTCCCCGACAACCATATTTTTAACTTTCACGCAGGCTGGTGCGTATAATACAGAATACATGCTTTTGATGTAGGTTCCTTGATCTTTATAAATATCGGTCAAGCCGCCTTTATTTTGCTGCGTCACTCCTTGCGATAGAGATAGCCCCATCAAAGTTAGTATCAGCCTGCCTCGCAGGCTTTCTAGCGTTGCCATCGTAGCATCCTCGTTGACTTTGCCGACAAATGATACAGGCTGGTCAACGCGCATGAACATTGAGTTCATGGCTTTGCGTTTGGTTCGAACTGTTTTGTTATAATTGGAGTTTGGGCCTCCAATGTGGTCGCCTTCCTGGGACATGGCCAAACAAGCAACGTTTGCCCTTTCGGCAAAATCCAACATTGCGCTCCAAACCGCATCTAGCCTGCGAATTTTTTTGCTGCAATAGCGGTTGTCATTGTCGTTTTTATAATAGAATGCTGTGTAATCGTCATCAAGCTGCACGATCCAGCTAATGCCCTCTTGACGTGCTATGTCTACACAAGCAGCCCGCGCATATACCACCGCTCTGGTATCGCCAGAATTATCGCCATCGTCGATGCGGTCAGCCCATTCTGACTTGCAGAATATGCGGACTTTATCGCCATAACGCTTTTGGTATTCTTCCGCTTGCCGATCTTCGTCATCAATGACGATAAACACTTTGCCAGTGTAACCGCCTTCTTCCAAAGCCCGAATGGTCTTGACGTTATCAGCCCTGCCGTGCGTTAGCAGCATGACCGCAAAATCATCACGCATCGCCATGCTCCGACATATAAATGTCTTTGACTTGATTTGTCAGCGCCACAAAGCCTTCTTCAATCGCCTTGTCAAAATCAATAATAACGAGCGCGCTTCTTTCCATCAGTTGCTGAATCTCAGTACTGCTGTGAGCGTAATATTCCGCAATGTTGCGGAAATTAAAAATCGTATGCCGTTCTGCCGCCATCATTAAAAAATGACGAATTTCATCTGGCAATGATGCGGCTTCAATTTCTTTTTGCAGTTCCTGCGCGCGCGACCGATCTAGCAATTCAGATACTTTAGGCTTTTGGCCTGTAATTTCATAAATTGGCGCTTCAATTTTTCGACTGTAATTTTCAGAAAGCAAATCGTTTTCTGCGCTATTATCATCATTCTGATTAGGCGCAAACAATTCCGCCATTTCGCCAACGTCAAATCCTGTCAACGTCAAATCAAATTTGAGTGCATCAATTCCTTGCATCTCAATTTTGAGTGCGTCCATATCCCAGCCTGCATTCAGCGCCAGCTTGTTATCAGCGATCACATAGGCGCGCTTTTGCGCTTCGCTCCAACCTTCTGCCACCATGCAAGGGACTTCGGCCAAGCCCAGCTTTTGCGCTGCCATAACGCGACCATGCCCGGCAATGATTCCACCATCAGGCTCAATCAAGACAGGCTGTGTCCATCCCCATTCTTTGATGCTGGCGGCGATTTGCGCCACCTGTGCATCGCTATGGGTTCGGCTGTTGCGGGCATATGGTATCAGCGATGCAACTTGCCTGCGTTCGACCTTATCGGCTGGCCAATTCATTTCGCCCCCTTTGGCTTTGGCTTCGGTCTGATTTTTCACAGATGGCATACCCCCCCCTATTTCTCAAGCTCGGTAATCAGCCATCCGATATACCATTGCGCTTTTTTCAAATCGACCGTGCCACCTTTTTCCCGCCAGCGCCAAAGATATTTGATCGCGTTGGCTGTGCAGATAGCTTCGATACCGCTTAGGTTCACCGTAGCAGCCGCCAAGGCGTCTATGCATTCCACATGCCCTTGTCGGTAGTGATCTGGATTTATGTGATCGGTCATTGTTCACCTTCCCTGTCTGAATGCCGATGCCCCTATGCCCCTGCCCTATAGGGTGCAGGGGCAGGGAGGGGCATAATTTCGGCCTTTTTTCCGCTTTTGCCCCTGATGCCCCTAGGGGCAAAAAGGGGCATTAGGGGCATGGTTCTTTTATGCATATTTCAGCCATTCGCCATGCTCGAATCGCAATTCATAAAGTGCTTTTCGCGGCGCAACAATCACAATAATTTTTACGTCTGGCAGGTGTTTTTTGGCGATAGCAATTGCCCCGCGTCTGTCTGCCGCATTCATCCAAGCCAGACTAAGCCGCACCACTTTTGCTATCATGTCAATTTCCATGCGGCATAGAAAGCAACTTAACTCCTCAATCCAAACGCCATCATCCAAGCTGTCGCTATAACTCATGTCCATGTCACTTGGCCTTTTTGAGCGCCAAAAGCGCGCTAGATTTGACTGGGCAGACGATCTGCCAGCCATGTTGATGCGCCTGCAAAATGCCGGCGTTGACCATCGGCATCACCATTCCGTCATCACGACTTGGGTCTAGTTTGTTGCGAACGGTCTTGTCAGCATAGCGGCGTTTTTCCGCCAGATATGTCCGCATGAAGCTGCGGCTGATGTATGGATAAGCGCCTTCTACTTCCGCGCCACCGTCCCACCATGCGGCCTCCCACAGCCTGACTGTTTCGTCATGCTTGCTAGGCTTTTTGGATGGTTCGTTTTCGGTGGCGGCCTCATCCAGAACCGCAACGCATGTGGTGGCGGGCTTGCCGAATTTGGTTTCGCCCATCTCCACTATTTCCAGCTTAAAATAAATGATCTCACCCTTAGAAGCCAACTCGCGTTGCTTCGTGATGGTAGCACTGCGCTGGCCATCTTTTTCCACCACCTCAATTTCAGTGTCGATATGGGCGCGGATTCCCGACCAGCCGCGCGCGCCTCTGGCGGCGTCTTTGCCGTTGTGGTGAATGATCAGCATAGCTGCACCAGTAGCGCGGCAAATTTCTTCAAACCGATCCATGACCGGCCCCATATCTTCGCCGCTGTTTTCATTTGCACCGGATGACATACGGGCCAAGGTGTCGCCGATCACCAGTTTAACCGCTTGGCCTTTGATAGCCTCAATCTCTCGGATCGCAGCAATCACGGCGGCAGCGTCTGCATCGCCGGTATAAAAATTGAGCGGCACTGGCACAACGGCAATGCGCTTAAGCGAGACGTTCTGAAATTTGGCAATGGCCTTTAGCCGGGCTTTGATGCTGCCAGGCGCTTCACACGCCAGATAGACAACGATACCGGGATCGGTGCGTTTGCCATATGCTTCGCGTCCTTCGGCAATGGCGGCAGCCAGGCCAAGCGCAAAAAACGTCTTGCCGCTGTTGCTGTCCCCATAGATCACGGTGGATTTGCCGCGCACTATAACATCTTCGACCAGTTCATCTGGCGGTTCATATTCGGCTGGCAGTTCATCGCCAAACTGCACTTCTAGCCGCCGCATGGCCTCCGTGCCACTGGTCGGCAATAGCAACGCCTTAAGATCACCACCAGCCGCCCGGTAGTCGTTGGCATCTTGGCCTTCCTGCGGAGGCATCACCACGCGGCCTCCATGCTTTGCAACAGCTTGCGTTGCATACGCCATGCCGACGCCAGATTTGTCATTGTCTGCCACAACAATGATCTCTTGCCCGCTTCCATAACGATCACGCAATGCGCCCGTTACGCTTGGCAAATTGTGGGCGCTGTAGGCAATGGCAC